ACATATTGAGGTACGCATCGGAAACCGTTCTGGATGTTTCGGAATGTTGCGGAGAATTGTGGATAGAAACTAAGTGTCATGGTGCTACTCTGGTAAGCGACATGGATAGCGACAAATCCCACTTTTTGACACTTTATCCCACTTTTTGACATTTTACAAGGAAATTATATGAAAAAAGAATTAAAAATGACAATATATCTAGTTACAAGAGAAGAAAGTGAAGATATTGAAATATTAGAAGCATTCAAAACAGAAGAAAAAGCAATGGAATTTATAGTTAAAAAATGTAAAAAATTAAAGGATATTGCATATTATTACAATATTCATAAGAAGGAAGTAAAATAAATTGAAAAGGTTGAATATGAATATTATAATGTTTTTATTAGGTATTTTATTATTATTTTTTATGTTATTATCTTTTATAGGTTTAATATAGTGTTGTATAAAAGCGACAGTTTTACAATAGTGCTTGTGGTATTACAGGTACTATGATAAAATGGTTGTATATTTTAATTGAGAAGGAATTATATGAAATTGTTATCTACGGGTAATCCTAAAGTTTTAAAAGGTGTAAAATCTGGTTATATGACTTATATACTACATTTAGCACCTGCTGACTTATCAGGTAAAGAGGTTTGTCCTAAACGGACTACTGGTTGCACTAATGCTTGTTTGAATATGGCAGGTCGTGGCGGTATGTTTAAGAAAGGTGAATTCACTAATGCTATTCAGCAGGCAAGAATTCGTAAAACTAAGTTATTTTTTGAAAATCGTAATGAATTCATGGCGTTATTGGTAAAAGATATTGAATTGGCAATTAAGCAATCTGCTCGTTTAGGTCTTATTCCTGTGTTTAGATTAAATGGTACTAGCGATTTATCATGGGAAAAGTATGAGGTACAAGTAGGCAATATGCGTTTTGTTAATATCTTTGAGGCATTCCCTAACATTCAATTCTATGATTACTCGAAGGTTCTTGGTCGTAAGGTATCTGGCATTCCTAATTATCATTTAACTTTCTCTGCGGCTGATGGTAATGATGCAGATGTATTAAAAGCAATTCAGCAAGGTTACAATATTGCTACAGTATTTGGATTGAAGAAAACTCAGGAAATGCCAGAATCTTATCTCGGTCGTCCTGTATTCAATGGTGACGAATCAGATTTACGCTTTCTGGATCCAAAAGGTGTGATTGTAGGTCTATATGCAAAAGGTAAAGCAAAGAAAGATACGACTGGATTTGTAAAATCTCCTTATTTTTCTAGCTTAACGGTTGAAAAATTATCACAATTACGAGTAGCAGCTTAATAACGAAGTAAAGACTTAGCAACATAAACTAACATAAAAGAAAAGGAATACAATATGCCGAATTGGAACTCAAACATAGTAGAAATTTCCCATAAAGATGCGGAAATGATGAATCGTGTAAAATCTTCTTTTAATGAAGGTAGATTACTTGAAGAATTTATACCTGTACCAGCAGAGTTAAAGATTACAGCTGGTCGTGTAGGTGATAGTAATGATGAAAATCAAATTGCTCTTGAAAAGCAAATGGAAGAAAACCGAGAGAAATGCGGTTATTCTACATGGTACGATTTTTGTATCAATCAATGGGGTTGTAAATGGGATATTTCACCATGGGGTAATTATACTGAAGATGGCGATACTGTAACATTATCATTTGATACGCCATGGGGTCCTCCAATTCAAGCATACGAGAAATTGGTTGAAATGGGTTTTACGATTCGTGCATATTACTATGAATCAGGTATGGGTTTCTGTGGTATCTGGGAAGAAGGAATTGATGATTATTACGAATTAGGCAGTTATGCAAATGCTGATGTTGTTGCAGAGTCCATTCCTGAATCATTAGATGAAATGTTTGGTATTTCAGAAAACATGAGAGAATGGGAAGAAGAAATGGCGGAGGAAGAAAATGAATAAAGGTGAAATGATAACTGCATTGATAAAAGATGATATTGATACCATTTTTACATCAAACGAGCATTTTAGTAGTACCGAATATATCCATGACATATTGTATTATGGTTTTAAAGGTTATGAAAACTTTGATATGGATGAATTAGAAGCGGAATGCCGTGAGCGTGGTTTGTATGATGACGGTGAAAATATTGATATTGAATTGGAGAGTTAAATGAAACCAAGTGATTTTCCGTTATATGTAGTCAAAACATGGGGGCCAGAAGATGGTTATGTCAATCGTATGGCCTTTGCTAGAAAAACCGATGCCGATAGGTTTGCTGAAACTTTAGGATTAAAAGATTTTCACGAAACCAGAGGCATCCATGAAGAATTTGTCCAAGTAGAATTATTGGACTATGTTGTGTAGAAACAACACTTTTACAATACCACTTGACAGTTGCCAGGTGGTATGATAAAATGGTTGCTTAAATTGATATAAGGATATAATATGAACGAAAAAATTAAAAAACTCATGCTTCAAGCCGGTTATGCGGCACCTGAAATAGCAGGTCGTGCTGAAAAATTGGCAGAATTGATTATACAGGAATGTATCAACGCTTGTGGTTCGGATTTTGGTACTAAATTGATTAAACAACATTTTGATATTAAGGGCTAATATGAAACATTCTAATAAAGCAGTAATCGGTGATACTATTCGTGCTTATGATTTTATGCCAATGGCAGGTCGTGGTGATGCCTATGTCGAAGGCGTGGTTGAAAATGACCGTTGCACCGACCTTGGCTATCTGGCGTATAAGATTACTGTAACTGCTGACAAGTTTACTGGCGATGTGGAAACTGAAGCAAACCGTGATAACCGTATCGGCCAAATCATCTATGTACCACATGAAATCAGTTTTATGGAATTTGATTTTCGTGTGCTTAACTTGAGGAGTGTTTAATATGGGAGCATTTAGCGAATTAGATTATGCCATTGGCGAGTATTGTAGGCATCTGGAGAAATCCTTGTATGCCAGATTCCCTAGTAGCGATACACAATATGTATTTGAAGCCGGCAAGAAATATGTCAAAATCATTAGCCAAACGGTTCACGGCACACAAATGAGTTCCCATTCATTTGTTGTGATTGGCGACCAAGGCAAATTCAAGAATGGCGATATTCTTAAATCGGCCAGCTGGAAGGCACCAGCAAAAAACTTTGCTCGTGGTAATGTATTAACTGGCAATTATCAACACATTTCACCTTTTGGAATTTAATATGAGTCATTTTGATAGTATGGAATTAGATGAATTGCAGAGTTATTTCTCGGATTTCTATAAAGACTTTTATGGATATCGTCCTCGTTTTGCAACCAATCAACAATGGATTGACCGTAAATGGTTAATCGAAGCCATTAGCACAATCCATATGGATATGGATAATTTGAAGAAAATACCAGAAGGCCGTGCTCAACTGCGTGCCGAAGGCTGGGTTATTGATGAAAAGGAATATGTATGACAAACGCAGAAATGATTGAAAAATTAAAACAGGCACAAAGCCTGCTTTCGGATGTTTACCATTGGGCGAGTACCGAAATGTCCAATGGTTTACAAATAACACCAGAACACACTCATCCTGAAATTGAAAGTTTAATGAGTTGTGCTGATTCGTGTATCATTGAAGCATTGGATGCTTTGGAGGAAATGGAAGAATGAGTGTTGAAAATAAACTGTATTTGATAGAATACCGTGATGATAATATACCAATGTCAAGATGTTATACGATGGGGGCTGATGATGCTTACGAAGCGGCGGATAAATTCAAAGAACAATTTCCAGAATTCCGTATAAACCAAGTGGCAGTCATAGTATCACCTGGTAGAAAGTGGTAAACAACCAGAGGACGCTTGACAAATGGTTGGAATACCTGTAGAATGGTCAACAGTAGTAAATTTATATTATGTTTAATTGAAAAGGAAATTATATTATGGCATTAACAATTCGCAAAGGCAAAGTAAACCGTCACGAAAAGATTACACAAGTTTTGTTATCTGGCAAACCTGTGAGTCCTGACGAAATTGCAGCAGTATTCAAAGGCACCGACCAAGAAGCAGTCTTGTATCGCCTATCAACTAACATTTATAATATCCGCAAAGATGGCGGTATTGTGAAAGTTCTCAAAACTGGCCGTAAAGTAACCGGTTACCAATTGGTTAACTTTGAGCAATTCGATAAGAATGGCCGTTACATTCAACCTGCCGCTAAGAAAGCAACACCTGCTCCCGTAGCAACACCTACACCTGCTGTTGAATTAGAAGCAGAAACAGTTTAATTTTTTCATATGTTGTTTCTTTCTAGCCAAGGCTTCGGCCTTGGCATTTTTTTATATATAACCGTATGAATAAAATATCTGCCAAAAATGATGCATATTATACTTTGCTCGTTATTGTTTGTGCACTTGGTTTAACTTATGCTCTTTTTTTATTATGAAAATAAATCCAATTCGGCCTTATTTTGATAATTATTCTTGGTGGGAATCTCCACATCTGCCGAATAATAAAAACCTATATCAAACAACGCCTTCTGATGGCGCCCTCCAGTTTGGATCCCGCAACACCATCGCAGTCCGTGACTATGGCGTATTAACACCAGTAGTCCAACCTGCATGCGTCCTCCACATTTCCACAGAAGCAAAACTGTTGTATAAAAACAACGTTGTAAATTAACAACAAACGCATATTTTTCTTGACGGACTCCGTGGAGCCTGTATAATGGATTTTATTGAGTGAGGAGAATTTATGATTAGTTTTGTTAATGGCATGTATACCGCAGTAATCAACGGAAAGACCGTTAAACGCAAGAACCTTAAGCACTTAGAGTATGTTTTGCGTAAGAGTTTACAAGTAGAGTCCGTTGCGGCTCCTGATGTTCAAGAATCTAAATTTACAATCAATCAACGCTTCGGCTTTTTATCTGATATGATTGTAATGCTCGCTAAAGGCGACCAAGCGTCCGTTGTAGTTACAGGACCTGGCGGTCTTGGCAAATCTCATACAGTTACCACTTCATTGAAAAAAGCTGGCCTCAAAGATTTATCCGTGCTTGATGAGTATGAAGTCGGTGCACCTGTACCAAAAAACGCTTTTATCGTTATCAAAGGTTATTCAACACCTAAGGGGCTTTATAGAACGCTTTTCGAGAATCGTCATAGCGTTATCGTGTTTGATGACTGTGATAGCGTATTGAAAGATGCAGTATCATTAAATCTACTCAAAGGTGCATTAGATAGTTATAGCAAGCGTATCATTTCATGGCGTGCTGACATCAAAGATGAAGATTTACCTACATCATTTGAATTCAAAGGTCGTGTAGTGTTCATTTCTAATATGTCATCTAATCAGCTTGACCAAGCCATCATCTCTCGCTCTATGTCGGTTGATGTAACTATGACCAAAGAGCAGAAGGTTGAGCGTATGCGTCATCTAGTCAGCGAGAAATCATTTATGCCTGACTTTGATTTGGTGTGTAAGAATGATGCGTTAAACTTAATTGCTAGTTTGGTTGATTCTGTCAAAGAGTTATCATTACGCACATTGATTCAAGTTACCAAGATTCGTAAATCTAATCCTAACGGTAACTGGAAAGATTTAGCAACTTACGCTATATGTGGGTGATTTTTTTGGTTGACCAAAATTTTTCTTTTCTAGTTGCGGACATTGCTTTAGATGCTTTTTCTTTAGCAATATCCGACATAGGAATTCCTTTATTGTGTGCCGGTTTACCTTTATGAGATTTACTCATTTTGATTTTTGTTTCTTCAGAATGTTTTTGTAATCCTGTTTTACCTTTATTCCATGGTATTCGACCTTTAGGTGCTCCAACATTAGAATCTCCTTGAAAACCGTCACCACCTTTGGTCATATTATAACCATTGTTAAGTGTATCATATTGTTCTATAAAATATGATTCCATTGTTTTAAATGTATGGTCATAATCTTTTGATTGATATATGATTTCCCAATCAAAATTATCCCATCCATATTTTTGAATTGCATTATAAAATTTGGAATTACGATTTTGTTTTTTGTATGATGATTTGTGGCCTCTTTTTCTAGCTGGCCAGTTTTTATCAAAACCAATATATGAACACCCATTGATTTTGTTGGTTGATTTGTATATTGTATATATTTGCATATTAGTATTTATAATAATATGCCATTTGAGGTTAATTGTTGCTTAAAAACAACACAACCACAAAAATCACTTGACTGGTTCCATGGTTGTGTTAAAATGGTTGTATTATGTGGAGAATTGTATGAGTATAAGTGCTTACCTTGAAGTTACCGATTGGTCAGATAGCGAATATCATGTACCAAATCACACCTATTTGTTTGATGGTAAATCAAATATCTTGGCATATGCTATTGAAGATAATGATGAGGTAATCGTATTCAAAACACCAATGAAGGTCAGCACCACTCGCCGTAAATTTGTCAAAGTTAAACACAAAGCATTAGACAAATTAGCAAAAACTTTACAATCAGAAGAAAAAACTTTACAATCAACCAATCCACAATGGCAGGTTAAGAGTGATTCAGGTAAGGTTTATACAGTAGAATTGATTGGTAGTAAGTATAGTTGTAATTGTGTAGGCTACGGATATAGAAATTCTTGCCGTCATTCAAAAGAAATAGCAGAAATGAATAAATAGGTGTATGTCGCCGGATGGGGGTCCGCACATACTCTAACATAGAAAGGTTATGCCAGCATGAATATTTATTCTATCTACAAAGCTACAAACAAAACGAACGGCAAAGTTTATATTGGTATGGATTCTAATTGGCCAAAAAGGTATAGTGAACATCACAACGAATTAAAAAGAAGTAAAACTAAATTTCACAATGCTATTAAAAAATATGGTAGAGATAATTTTGAATGTTGCTTAATATATCAGTCTAATGATTATGAACATATAAAAAGTATGGAATGTTTTTTTATTGAAGAATATGATACATTTAAACATGGTTATAATATGACTTTAGGTGGTGAAGGTATAAAAGGTTATATTATGCCTGAAGAACATAAAAGAAAAATTGGTGAAGCTAATAAAGGAAAACTAAAAAGTGAAGAACACAAAAAGAAACTATCTGAATTAGCAAAAAAACAAACTAATCGTGATATATCGGGAATAGGTACTTATTGGAAAGGCCGTAAAAGAAGCAAAGAAGATATTGAAAATAGAACAGATAAAATATCTTCAATTTGGATTATTACAACGCCAAATGGCGAAATAAAAGAAATAAAAAATTTGAATAAATTTTGTAGAGAAAATAATTTGTCACCATCACATATGGGAGCAATTGCATCAGGCAAAAGAAACCACCACAAAGGGTGGAAATGTATTAAAAAACATAGTGACCAAGTAAGGAATGAAAATGAGTGAAAATAAAAGAGTATATTGCAGTTGTGGAGATTCTATTGAACCAGGCTGTAATGCAGAATGTGCCACTTGTGTTTTGATTTTGAAAAGTGAAATTAAACAATTAAAGGCAACACGACTTGAATATGCTGAAGCAGTATTAGAGGCACTTGATGATTGGGGTTGTTATGCAGGTGATTACTTTCAAAAGAAGCATGGATACCATGAAGAACTTGCTAAATGGTCTGAGATAGTAAAAACTTTAAGAGAAGTGAGTGAGAAATGAATTGTCCTAAATGCGGATTGATAAATGACCCAAGAGCTATGGGAACAGTTTTACCTCTATGTTTATGTCAATGGAGAAATTACACCACACCACAATATCGTGAATTAAGTGATGCAACAATACGAGAACTGTCAGTTGCTTTTATGTTGGTATTACGCAGAACTTCTGAAGATGA